ATTTGCTATATCACGGTGGGTACGATGTTTGGAAAGCATCAATTGAAGAGATAAAGATCAAATATCCTAAACCCTAGTAGCTATTTTTTTCTTAATTAAATAAACATAAATACTCCAAAGAACAAGGAGTAATAATGGCTGTTCCAACCTCAAGATCTACTTTTAAAGAATATTGTTTACGCAAGCTAGGTAAACCTGTAATTGAAATTAACGTTGATGATGATCAAGTAGAAGACCGGATTGATGAAGCTTTAAAGTATTACTGGGATTACCATTTTGATACTTTACCTGAAAATATTATAGGGGCAGTAAGAATATTTAACATTGGTGATCCAATGGTTACCAATAATCTTTTTGATATCCGCTATCAAATTGCTCTTAACGACCTGTATACTCTTACATCGGTCTCAATGATTCCCTACTACATGATGTTCCAGCACATTCAGCTGCTAGAACAAATGCTCGTAGGTCAGCAACCAATCAGATATAACAGACATATGAATAGAATGTTTGTTGATATGGATTGGAATAAAGTTAACGCTGGTAATTATTTAATAGTTGAAGCATATCAAGTTGTTGATCCTGACGTGTATACTGATGTGTGGGGGGACAGGTGGCTATCTCTTTATACGTCTGCACTAATTAAAAAACAATGGGGATCTAACCTCACTAAATTTAGTGGTCTGCAGTTACCTGGTGGTGTTCAATTCAACGGTGACAAGATTTACAACGATGCAGTTAATGAAATTGAAGCAATGGAAAAAGAGATGAGTAGCAGTTACTCGCTTCCAGCTTTTGATATGATTGGTTAAGGGGTAACAAAATCGCCACCTCCTTCTATTTCAATAATTTTGGTGCCAGCCAAGAACAACTACTGATTGAAGATTTAGTAGTCGAGTCAATCCGTATGTACGGACATGATTTGTATTATCTTCCAAGAACTAGAATTAATGACGACTTAATTCTGGGTGAGGACTCGTACTCAGAGTTTAACACTCAATATTTTGTTGAGATGTATATTAAGAATGTAGAAGGATTTGCTGGTCAAGGTGATTTTCTTTCTAAATTTAATTTAGAGATAAGAGACCAGGTAACATTCACAGTAGCAAGAAGAACATTTAGTAATGAAGTTGGTGCTTACACTTCATTTGTAAGGCCAAGAGAGGGTGATCTAATATACTTCCCTCTAAATAATAAGTTGTTTGAGATTAAGTTTGTTGAGCACGAAGCAATATTCTATCAACTAGGGTCTCTTCAGACTTTTGATATTAGTTGTGAGTTGTTTGAATACAGTAATGAAATATTTAACACAGGTATATCTTTAATTGATGATAAGCAAAGAGATCTAACCTTTAATCTGACAGATTTTGCAATCAAGTTAGAGACCGGTCTTGCACTTGCAGATGAGGACGGATACGACCTTGTTTTAGAATCGTTCAACATGGATACACAAGATCCAATTTCTGATAATGTTGAGTTGGAATCTGAAGGTGATAGTATATTAGACTTCAGTGAAATTGATCCTTTCAGTGAGGGAACGTACTAATGTTTAATCAAGTTTTTTATCACGATACCATAAAAAAATATGTTGTTTTGTTTGGAACAATATTTAATGACATCTATATTCTTAAAGGCGATGGTACAGATACTACACAAACAATAAAGGTTCCTGTATCGTACGGACCAAAGCAGAAATTCATTTCTAGACTTACACAAGATCCAGATCTAACAAAACCTGTTGCTATCCAGCTCCCTAGGATAGGTTTTGAGATGACGGATATAAGTTATGCATCAGAGCGTAAGCTACCAACTATTAACAGAGTTGCAGTTCAAGATCCAACTAATCCAGATAGATTAAAATATCAATACATGCCTGTGCCGTATGATTTTAATTTCAGTATGTACATACTTGTTAAAAATGCCAATGACGGAACAAGGATACTTGAGCAGATTCTACCGTTCTTTACACCGGACTGGACTGCTACATTAAATCTCGATTCTTCCATGCAGCATAAATATGATATACCTATAATATTAGATGATGTTAGATCCGAAGATACCTATGAGGGTAATTTTATAGAAAGAAGAGTTCTTACTTGGACTCTTAATTTTACTCTCAAAGGTTATATATTTGGACCATCAAGAAAATCCGAACAAATTAAGACTTCTGCTATCAATCTTTATAATGTTGATAGTGCTAGATCGTTAACAACTGCAATAGGTAATACTCAGATACAGGATACCATAACAACTATTCCAATTGTAACAGGCAAGACTCTCGCTCAAGTTGAAGCAGATGATGACTATACGTTTAGTCAGACAATAGAGCAGTTTTATGAACAATGATCCAATAGGTGATGCTTTGAATATGAACCCACTACAACCTCTACTAACTAGTGCACAAAGAAAGTCGTTGGTGCCAACAGACTATGAGTATGCTCGTGGTAGTATGATTTCTGTTATTGAAAAAGGAAGCGAAGCACTTAATGATATGCTCGGAGTTGCGCAACAAAGTCAACAGCCAAGGGCTTATGAGGTAGTTGCTACTCTTTTAAAGACAATAGCTGATACTAATAAAGATTTACTTGAGCTTCAAAAGAGACATAAAGATATAGAGAGTATGGATGGTCCACAGACACCTCAAACAATTAACAATAATTTATTTGTTGGGTCGACTGCAGAACTTCAAAAATTGATTAAACAGCAAAATGAACAAGAATGATATCTATCTTGGTAATAAGAATCTAAAGCGTACTGATGTAAAGGTAGAATTTACAAGAGAAGAGATTCAAGAGTACATCAAATGTGCACGTAGTCCTGAGTATTTTATTGAGACTTATGTAAAGATTGTAAACGTTGATAGAGGTCTCATCCCGTTTATTCCTTATGACTATCAAAGAGATATTATAAGGTTAAATGAAAAAGAGCGTTTTGTTATATGTAAAATGCCGCGACAAGTTGGAAAGACAACAGCTGTTGTTGGTATTCTCCTTCATTCGATTCTTTTTAACGAGTTATATTCTGTTGCTATTCTTGCTAATAAGGAAGCGCAAGCGCAGGAGATTCTAAGTAGAATCCAACTTGCATATGAGCACTTACCTAAATGGCTACAACAAGGTGTAAAAGAATGGAATAAGACGTCTATTGAGCTTGAAAATGGATCTACTATTCTTGCCAGCTCAACAGCTTCAAGCGCTATTCGTGGTACATCTCAAAACTTTATTTACTTAGATGAATTTGCTTTTGTTCCAAATAGTATACAAGAAACATTCTTCTCTTCTGTCTATCCTACAATCTCATCAGGTACAACTACTAAAGTGTTGATTACATCAACCCCTAACGGGTTGAATTTATTTTATAAATTGTGGGTAGATAGTGAGAACGGAGACAACTCGTACAAGAGAATTGATGTTCATTGGTCAGATGTTCCAGGAAGAGATCAAGCCTGGAAAGAAGAAACTATTAGAAACACTTCTAAAGAACAATTCAGACAAGAGTTTGAATGTGAGTTTCTCGGTTCTTCTAATACATTAATTTCGCCAGAAGTACTCAGAAGACTTGTTTACAAGCAACCACTCAGTAGCAACGAACACTTTAAGTTATTCTATGAACCCAGACAAATGGGATTATATATTATAATGGTGGATGTGTCAAGAGGGCTGGGTGGAGATTATTCAGCATTTATTGTATATGATATATCTGATGCACCTTACAAAGTAGTTGCAACATATAGAAATAACAACATCTCACCTCTCCTATTTCCGGAAGTAATATATAATACAGCATTGAAGTATTTTAATGCTCATGTTCTTATTGAAACGAATGATATTGGCCAGCAAGTAGCTGATATTCTACATGAAGAGCTTGAGTATGAAAATATAGTATACACGTCCAAAAATCCAAAGGGATCAGTTGAAGTATCTCAGGGGTTTGGTGGGACGTCTGTTAAAGGATTAAGAACAACTAAATCAACCAAGAAAATTGGATGTAACAATTTTAAAGCATTGGTTGAGAATGATAAGGTTGAATTGAATGACCTTGATCTTATTTCAGAGCTTTACAGATTCGTAAGTAACGGTAACACATACGAAGCAGAAGATGGTAATGACGATCTAGCAATGTGTGGTGTACTGTTTGGGTGGACGATGACTCAGCCATTCATTAAAGAGATAACAAATTTAGATATCAGACGCAGGCTTGTTGATGAGAAACAAAGAATGCTTGATGAGGAGATCACTCCTTTTGGTATCATATATGATGGACAGTCAATAGAGGACCAACCAATAGTTTATGTTGATAATTTTGCAAGATATATGAATTCCTAGTGACGGTTGGCAATATTATAAATAGAAAGAAACTCTAGTCTTTAGGAGATAAAAATGGCATTTCAAGTTAGCCCAGGCGTAAATGTTTCAGAAATCGACTTAACAACCGTTGTCCCAGCAGTATCTACTTCTGTTGGAGCAATCTCTGGTGTGTTTAAGTGGGGTCCTGTCGGAAAAAGAACCCTTGTAAATTCTGAATCAGATCTAGTAACAAAGTTTGGTAAGCCTACCAATCACAATCCAGAAACATTTTTCACAGCTGCAAACTTTTTGGCGTATGGTAATGCACTTTATGTAGTAAGAGCAGCAAACACTGTCAACTTTGCAAACGGTGTTATTTCAGCTATTGCTAATACTACTGGTACAGTGGCTAATGCTCAAGTGTTCACTGTAAAGAACGAAGAAGCATATGACACCATTACATGGAGCACAGATACAGATGTATTGTATGTTGCTAGATATCCTGGTGAGATAGGTAACTCACTAAAGATTTCAGTTTGTGATTCTGGTAATGCTTTCAGTAAATCCATTGATATTAAGAATGGTGATGCTAACCTAGCTGTAGGTACAGTATCTGCCGTAGTCGGTTCAAATACAATAACAGTTGCAGTATCTAATACCGCTACAGGGACATTAGCTGAAGCAAACACAAGATTAGTGTCCGTGCTTAGCTCATTACAAGTGAATGATTTAATCGAAGTTGGTAATACTTCTATTGGCAAGCAGTATTTAAAAATTACAAGTTTACCAACAGCAATGGGTACAAACGCATCATTTGCAAATTTGACACATAGATATTTTACAATCTCAACAGATAACTCTCTTCAGCTATCTGTAAACTGCTCAAGTAATAGTGTTTCAAAGTATTGGGAATATTTCCGTAATGTTCCTGGAGCTCCAGGTACCTCTGATTACCAATCAACATATGGAAACACTTCCGCTGTTGATGAGTTGCATGTAATCGTATCTGATCAAGACGGTAAGTTTACAGGTGTTCCTGGTACAATACTAGAGGTATATTCTGGGCTGTCTAGAGCAACAGATGCTAAAACGACAGATGGCTCTACTAACTATTATAAAACTGTTATTAATGACAGTAGTAGACACATATGGTTTGGAAATGACCGAGCAGGTGTTCTATCAAATACTGCATTGAATATTACTAGCGTCGATACAGATCCATTATATTTGTCTTTTCAGTTGGGGCAAGACGGGGACACAGAAACAGATGTGGCTATCAGCACTGTTATTGGTGGATATGATTTATTCACATCTGCTGAAGATGTAGATATCTCTTTGATAATGACTGGTAAGTCAAGAGGCGGCACAAATGGTGAACAACTATCAAACTACCTTGTTGATAACATTGCAGAAGTACGTAAAGACTGTATTGTTTTAACATCTCCAGACAAGGCTGACGTTGTTAACAACTCTGGTCTAGATGAATCACAAGACACCGTTGATTTCAGAAACTCTTGCAGATCTTCTTCATATTTGGTAATCGATTCTGGTTACAAGTACCAGTACGACAAGTACAACGATATATTCCGTTGGATTCCACTTAACGGTGACATTGCTGGCTTATGTGTTCGTACAGATGCACAGCGTGATCCCTGGTTCTCTCCTGCTGGATTTAACCGTGGTCAGATTAAGAATGTTGTCAAGTTAGCTTATAACCCTAAGCAAGCCGACCGCGATCTTTTATATAAAAACGGTATCAACCCAGTTGCAACATTCCCAGGACAAGGTACAATCCTGTACGGTGATAAGACAGCATTGGCTAAGCCTAGTGCATTTGATCGTATCAACGTTCGTAGATTGTTTATTGTGCTTGAAAAAGCAATTGCAACTGCATCTAAATTCTCTTTATTCGAATTGAATGATGAGTTCACAAGAGCGCAATTTGTTTCTCTTGTAGAACCATTCTTAAGAGATGTACAGGGACGTAGAGGTATTTACGACTATAGAGTTGTTTGTGATGAAACAAACAATACTGGCGAAGTGATTGATAGAAATGAATTTATCGGAGATATATACGTTAAGCCAGCCAAATCAATTAACTTTATCCAACTTAACTTTGTTGCAGTAAGAACTGGTGTTGCGTTCGATGAAGTTGTTGGTAGATTTTAATTAAGGAGACAATAAATGGCTTTCAGTATTAATGCATTCAAGTCGTTAGTAAGCACTACCGACTTTGCAAGACCAGCGCTGTTTCAGGTGTTTATTTCAACACCTCCAGGCGTGCCTGCTCTGATCCCTTTCAGTCCTTTCCTAGTTCGTTCTGCCAGCCTTCCAGCATCTACAGTTGGACAGGTATCCATTCCTTATGGTGGTAGAACAATCAAAATTGCAGGTGAGAGACAATATGGTGATTGGTCAACAACAGTAATGAACGACGAAGGGTTCATTATCAGAAACGCAGTTGAGCAATGGGTTGAAATCATCAACCAGAGGACAACTAATTTCAGAGCATTTCCTAGTGAATATAAAGTTGACTTAACAGTCAGTCAGTATTCCAAAAAAGGACCACCTCTGAAGATTGTTAAGCTAGTTGGATGTTTCCCAACAAATATTAGTGAAATTGCTTTGGATTGGGGATCTGCGGATCAGATTGAAGAATATAGTATTACTTGGTCTTACGACTACTGGGAATGAAATGAGGGGGAGATTATCTCCTCTTCTAATATAGGATAAAATATGGCCAGTCTATTTGGATTTGAATTCAAACGGGTTACTCCTGAGGAGCCGCCCGTTTCCTTTGCACCACAGTCTAATGACGATGGTGCTGTTGTTGTTGCAGCCGGAGGGTCATACGGAACATATGTAGATCTAGAAGGTACTGCAAGAACAGAAGCAGAGTTAGTTACACGATATAGAGATA